CGGTTTTTCACTCCCGGGGTCGAAGGCTGGCAGTTTCCACAGTTCTGTGAGGAGCACAGACTTTGAACCCGGGTTTACGAATTCAAACTAACCATTTGATCAATGTCACCCTTGACAGGGGTGAGCACAGATTTAGCCACTGTGTCAGTCGGGGTAGAGGCCCTAACTCCGCGGTTTGACAACCGCAAGGCATGGAACCTGAGTAGCGATGTAATGATCCAATCAGTTTATTCCATGCCAGTTTCCGCAAGATTATAGCACACGCAACGCAGCTGATTAAGCCGACTGCGGAAACACAACGGCCATTGGCAGTACCCAACACGTTTCTTAGTTGAGAATAGTTGGACGGAGATCAGCTTCAGTGCTGGGAGACTCCTTATAAAAGAGCACATTACGACGTAGTGCTTCTCTCCACGCCCAGTTGCCTTAACGTGCACTGGACCTGCGCTAATACGTTACCTGCCCTTTCATCAAAACAATCAAAACAACAAACACACTTTAATCAGTTGAAAAAGAAACAAGTTCCTAATAATCAGAAATCTGTTAAGAAAATCATTAAGCGTAATCCGCCACAAATACGTGATAAAGCCTTGAAAACTCCGTTTCTCAACGCCTTAATGAATCCTTTCGACCCTATTTCGATAGGCTGCACTGTTCCTGATCCTTTTCCTTTTCCAACTGTTCAATATCACCTTCATCAAACAACTGTTGTTGGTCCACCTCCGAATTCGCTTATCACATCTGGCGGCATGATGTTTTTTTCCCAATCCAATTTTATCTATGGTTGACTTGACTCATACCGGTTTCACTACTTCTTTAGGGTATTCTGTTCAATCTACTTCTATGACGCCTTACAGCACTAGCGGTACAAGCGCTGCATCACCAATTTATGGCGCAACCACTCCATACGCGATGGCAAACCTTTTCTCAGCTTACCGCGTTGTTTCATGGGGCGTTAAGGTTTCAAATCTTCAGCCTGAGTTGACAGCCACCGGGCGCCTTATGTATGCATATGTTCCCCTTGGAGATACCATTCCTAGTTATGTTACTCTCCTGAACTCTTCAGTTTCTCCTTTATTGGATGCTACAGGTGTTAATTCAGCCGTTTTGAACTCTTCCGCCATACTCGATTTACCTACAGCTTCTGAACTGACTGTTGGCGATCTGTTGCATGGCGATTTACAACTTTCCGGTATGTATACTAACTCAGTTTTCTGGTCGATTAAGAACACAGTTTTTCAAGGTTCCGCACCTGGCTTCTCCATTGGGGATGAAGTTCAGGTTGCAACGGCCACAAATACTGTTGTAGGTACAGGCTACAAGGATGACACTCGATGTGTAGGAGGTTGTGCTATAGTCATCTATTATGAAGGACTTCCACTACCCGGCGGTATTTCGAACGCCTTCCAGTTTGAAACCATCTACCATCTTGAAGGATCTCCAGCCTTATCATCAAGTACTACTTCTGTTCCAGTTCCATCCTCACCTATGAAAACCAACACTGGGCCAATGGCTGCTGTTGAGTCATCTATGGTAGTTGCTTCCAACGAGAACAATGTTGTTAAATGGATCTCCAAAGGAGCTAATTTTCTAGATAAACACAAATCGGACATCAAGGCTGGTTTTTCCTTAATCAAATCGGCTGCCCAATTCGCGATGCTCGCTTAAGTTTCCCTTCTTGCCTATAATTTTGCCTTTTTATTTACTATTTATTTAATTCTTATCAGTCCTAAATTAACTATTATATTCAGAAACCAGCAACATTTTTTATCAGGATTTGTTGTTGGCGGCCTATTTATAACTTCAGTGATATGAGGAGTAGCAGCAACTACTGCCTCATTTTTCATCTGTTTACTCTTCAGAGGTATTAATAACCTCAGATATGTAACCGCGTAATCTACGTGATTCAATTGGATACGGAAGAACCGATACCAGTTGAGTTGTGGTGTGGCTCCCAAAGCACTTTTTCAAAAAGTGCGTTAAAAACCCAAAATAGGTGCCGTCTGCTCCTCCTTAACAAATGTGACAACCCCTACAATAAAATGACCAACCCAGTACCGTATTCTGCACGACAAAAAGAAACTTTATTATTTTATCTGTTAATTTCTACCCTAACTCTTATCTCCTTCTATCTATGCTGCTGTATCTGTGTTTTATTACATAGAGCAGTGATGTGGTATATCGCTTTGGTGTATAGTATTTTGAACAAGTGTTGCTGCCTTGTTTATTATTTACTGTTCACTTTAGCGAATACCCTCTGCACCCTTCTCTTGTGTATTATCGACACTCTGAGTGGGATTTTCTGGCTAATCATGCTTAGAATTCCCATGAAGATGTATGATTTCTCAAGGAAGGCTCCATGCTCGCAAAGCCTACTGCTTTACGCGTTGCTCTCCGCACTTGTTTATCTCACTAGATTTGCCGTTAAGTCACAGCTTAATGGTTCGAACGGTGAGGTGACAGGTTCGGATGACGTCGACTCCGTAAGTGTTAAATCATTTGACAGTAGCACTCTCAGTTGTGACTCGGGTCAGTCACAGAAATCTGGATCTTCCCGCCGTGAGAAGAAAAAGAATCGCTCTTTGGCAACTGAGAGAGTGGGGTTAGCTCAAACTGCCCCCGTTAGAATCCTTAATGGATCTGGAATTCAGGAAGATTCCAGCAGTGAAACTTTGAGTCGTGCCGATCTTTCGCTGATCAACACTCCGCTTTATCCTGCTACTCAACTAGAGTCGTTGAGACTGCAGAGCCAGGTTACGCCAATTCCTG